CAAGAGGATCATTGAAAGAAATAAAAAATGGTCTTAAGGGTAATTTGGGTGATAAAATTAAAACAGGGATTTTTGCAGCAGGTATGCCTATGATGACTCCACAAAATGTTGCAGCATCAGCTTTTAATGTAATTAGTGGGCAAGCACGTTACAATAAAAATAAAAGAGCAGGATTAGAACGTGGAAAAGTTTGGTTAAAAAATGGCGGTAAAGTGGCTAATAAAATAGCACCTAAAATGATAATGAAAACTAAAAAGAAATAAACTAAATATATTAAATGGAATCACAAAAAAATTATAATATATCAAATTATAAGGTAAACAGTGATCCACAACATCACGACGACTCAAACTATACAGATACAAGTCAAAGAGAAGTTTATGAATTTTGCGCTAAGTTCATGCAAGAAAATAAACTAAAAAATATTGTTGATGTTGGATGTGGTAGTGGTTATAAATTAATAAAATACCTTGGTGAGTTTAATACAATTGGTGTAGAAACTGAACCATGTTTTTCTTTACTAAAATCAATATATCCTGATAGGGAATGGCTGATTAGTGGTGAGAAAGAAAGATCATTTAATAATTACAACTCATTATATAATAACGATGTTGTGATGTGTTCAGATGTTATAGAGCACATAATAGATCCTGATATTCTTTTAGATTATTTAATTAGTCTTAATGCAAAATATTACATAATTTCAACACCATGTAGGGAAGTATTATGTAAGAACTCAAGATATGCAGAAGCATATAATGAGAGTTGGCAAGGACCTCCAATTAATCAATCTCATGTAAGAGAATGGACAATGAGTGAATTTATTGAATATCTATCTATTAAATTCAATATAATAAACTCATTCTATGGTAAAGAGCAAATTGAATGTCAATACCATTTATTAGAGTTAAAGAAATGACATTAAAGAAAATACATATAGTCACTGCAGATTTTGGTAATCCAAATGCACATGATGTTATAGATATAGTACCCCAAGACACAAATTATATTGTAACTACTAAAGCATATACAGACACTAACTTTAAGAATAGCCGTGAGTTAGCACTACATCCTAGATTGAAGGGTAAGATTCCTAAAATGTTAGAATGGATGAGCGTTGATGCTGACTTTTACATATGGATAGATTCAAATTTTAAAATAACCTCCCCTCTATTCATTGATGAAATGATTAAGGCAATTGGTGATTATGATATTTGTTTGCATCCACACAATATTAGAAGTTCTATTTTAGATGAAGGAAATTATATACATTCCCATATTATAAGTAATGAGGATGAGTTTGCACATAACTATTTAATTAAGAGATACAAAGGTGAGCCAATTATAGATCAAGTAAATTCATATATAGCTGATTGTTCTTTTAAAGACTCAAACTTATTCTCATTAGGATTCTTTATCTTTAACAAAAGAATCATAGAGAACAAAGATTATAATGTAATGACAGATTGGTTCTTTCATAACTGTTACTGGACAGTACAAGATCAATTGTCACTTCCATATTTATTACATAAACACAATATTAATTATACAACTTTTGCATATAATGTTTATAGTAACCCATATGCACCGTATATTTGGTAAATAAAAATTATTAATTTTAAAAAGAAATAACATGAAAAAGATGATGAAAAAAGCGGAGATGGGTATAATGATGAATAAACCTAAAAAAACATATCCTTTAAAAGGTATCGAAACTCCTACTCCAGGATCTATAAATGGTCAACGTGGTTTACCTTTATCTAAACAGATTCAAGATGATATCAAGAGTGGTAAGATTAATAAAGATGGTTCTTCAAAAACTCCATTAAAGAAAATGGGTGGTGCTGTTAAGAAAGCTAAAAACGGTTTTGGTATGTTATCAGTTAAGGCTAAAGTAGATAATAATCCTGGCATTACAGCTGCTGATCGTATTGCTGGTGCAACAGGTAAGGCTAAGATGGGTAAAGCTGTTAAAAAATGCAAATATGGCTGCAAATAAAAAGAAAAAGCCTGTGCTGAAAATGCACAAGCCTGCAAAAGCTCCGAAGATTGCTCCTCCTAAGCCAGCTGATGGTAATTATATGAGAGAAGCAGACACGCCTTCAAGATTAAAAAGCCCTATGCTTCCTATGAAGCAGAAGAGATTAAGTAAATAATTTGTTCATTTCATAATTGTGATTCATATCAAGTAAAAAGGAGACCATTGGCCTCCTTTTTCTTTTATAAACCTAAAAATGATTTATATGAAGATGAATGAGATGCATGTTGTATATAATAGTTGAACTCCTCATCTTTATTGTATTCTTCTGGAGTGAATTCCCAAGGATAATGTCTAGCTACATAAGGATTCATTGTACTAGCTCCTCCTATATAATAATGATGTAATTTATACAATGCAAATGTTGTATCTATAGGAACATCAAGTGCTATATCTTGTTCTATTCTAGAGTTTTCCCACCGACTTTTTTCATAACCCTGCATGTGATTATAATAACGTGATTGATTACTAACTTTTTCCCAGTCTAATGCTAATCCTATTTTATCTAGATCTAATAAAAGTAATTTATCTAGAAGATATAACAAAGTGTCGGCTGGCGTATCATCTAATCCAAGGTCTGAATCTGTAACCACATAGTATTCACAATTAAGTGAATTTACTACTCCTGATATCCAAGGACCTGCATGACCTAGATTAGTGGTCTTATGTATCTTGCAAGGATTTGTGTTATACCAATCTAATAGGGGCTCGTATGTTGATCCATTATCTACAATAATAACATCACCTATCCCTTCGTATGTTTGAATCTTTTCAACCATAGCTTTTGGCCATGTAAACAAATTTCTGTTATTAATTATAACTGGTATCATTTATGTATAACTAATAACTTCTTGTTACATAGCCACTCAATGTTCTGATAAGATTTGTTAGATAACATGCTCATGATTTTATCATATGTATTATCTACTTGAGCATGAGGTGCATGAAGGTCCTCTATAAAATAATAACCTCCATCTACAAGATGATCGTACAACACATTAAATGAGTTAATAATATCTAAATGATTGTGACTACCATCATCTATGATGAAGTCTGGGGTTTCTGATTTCTCAAGCACACTGTTTAAGAAAAAAGAATCTGATTGATCGCCTATGTATATCTTAATGTTATCTGTTTCATTAACATATTTATATACATTAGTATCAATATCTATAGCATGGATGTTTAGCTGTGGATTATAATCATTCCACATACGTAATGAGTCACCGTGCCATATTCCTATTTCTAACAGAGTAAACTTACCTGTCTCAGGTATATATAAGTCATACTGTTCAGTATATCCGTGCTTTTCGTAATGTTCTGTGCCTTTATCCACTGTATGTAGATTAGCAAGTTGTGTAAGTCTTCTCATTAGTTATGTACAAATAAGATTTTTTCAATCTTTAAACAATTTTCTTTTGGAAACTTTGTAAGATAGTCCACTATATAGTAACCATCTGCGTCGTATCTCTTTCCTAATTCTATTTGTTTAGCAATATCGCTTCTTGTAGCAAACGCTCCCATGTCTATTTGATTGTTGCCTAATCTAGAATCAAAAAATTGATAATCAAAATGAGAATGCACCATGTTCCAATAGATAATCCCTGGTTTAGTTTCAGAAGCTTTACTTAATTCATCCACAAAATTAGGAGTGTAGTAATTATCATCTCCTGTCATGATGATATATTCTGCCTCACTCATCTGTTTACCTACTTGTCTAGGAGTATGTCCTAAATCATTGTATCTTCTATCAAGGAATGTATATTTGATTCTAGGATCATTAAACTGATTAATCATATCAACGATAACATCATTATGAGTATCGTCTACTACAACATTAGCAGCCCAGTCTTTATTGTACTGAGCTACTAATGATGCAACGGTACACTTTAATAAATCAATCCTATCATATGTAGGAATTATAAAGTCTACTTTCATTTATTTATATGATCTATTAAAAGCTTTTGATAATCTATATTCCAATGAGGATTAATTTTAATATCTCCAGTAGGAACATTTCCTAACGCTCTTTCTGATTCTACATGAGCAGAATGTCTTTGAATAACATTAGGTCTTTCTCCATCATCAGTACCCTGACCACTCATGTGATAACCTCTACCTCCCCACATATAGAACCAACTTACTTCCTCATTAGGCGGATATGCTACAATCATTGGTTTAGCACCTTGTCTGTAAATGATCTGATTGACAAATGTAGTATCATATCCAGCATTCTCAAGAGGATGTCCTCCTAACTCTTCCCAGATCTTTTTAGTGTACACTATGCCTGAGTTACCAAGTCCTGTAAGTTCGTGGATATTGTTTACATGAACCAATGCTCCATTTCCCCATAACAAAAGTTCTCCATCTTCTGTGAAATACTTAGCAATGTTAGAAAGATGATTTGGCAAAGCTATATCATCATCATCCCATACAGCAATTAGTTCTCCTGAACATTGTTCTAATGTAAAGTTTTCCTTTTCACCTATGGTAAGAAACGTTTCTTCTAGATTGATTATCTTGATTTCTGGATGATCATATGATAGCTTTTGTAGAGGATAATCATTAACAATAATTAACTCTTTCTGTCCAGCATAGTCTTGCTTTAAGAAAGACTCTACAGCTTCTTCTAGAAAATGTAATCTACCATAGGTGATACATTTACATGATATAAAAGGAAGACGCTCCATTACCAAATAAGGATTACATCAAATGGAGATACTAGTAATTTATTCTCACCACCAACAGGAATTACAGGTGATTTGCTCAATGCTGATGGATCTACCAAGATCTCATCTCCTGCCTTGATGTCTGTAACAAGATCGCCTACAGAATACACTGTAAGCTTGTTAAGCTTCTGCATCATCTCTTTCTCAAGAGCTTCTTTTGTGTTCTCATCCACAATAAGTTTACCTTCTTCTTTCTTAGGAAGGTCTAGCAATAATCTATTGCCACGTAGTAATTTGAAATCTGCCATTAGAATGAAACGTTTGTTGCTGTTTTAAATCTTGCAATGTCCTCACCAAATAAGTGAATCTCTGATTGATATACATCACGCTTGCGTGTTACACCAATCATCTTGTTAGTCTTAGGGTTGATGTTAGGTGTCTCCACAGCACGTTCGTGAATGTCATCTAGTAACACTAATAGATCACCTTCGTCCATTTGTACTGTACGAATCACTTTGTTAATGTTAAAAGAGTCTGTGAACTCCTGGTCTCCCTCTTTACGAGTGTAAAAGAATTGGTTTGTCATTGGTTTATTTTATTTAGTTACTGTATAAATTTTATTAAGTTGAATTAACTTCTCAGCTAATTCTTTTTTGTCTATTAGAGATTCACCATTATTGTGATCTCTATATGTATGTTCTTTATGCCACCACTCTAAATCATGTGTTGTAAACTTATGTCCAAAGTTGCTAACAATAATGTCCATAGTTTTACATAAAAACACAGTCATGGGTGAATTAAAGAACAAATTTTCTAAACGACCTTCAGACATTTCTTTATCTAATTCGTCTTTTATCATTTGAAGTCTTCTTTGTTCTTCCTTTCTCCATTTTTTATCTTCTCTTTCCCGTTCTGCTTCCATAGCTTTACGTTCTTTAGTAGTCCGTGTATCTGGAGTACCTTCAAGTCCTGTTAAACAAGGCATTATTTAGTTGGTTAATAGTTGTTCTCTACGCTTATTAATCTCTGCATACTTATACATGTCTGCTTCGACAGAAGTATGCTCATCCAAAGTTAATAAAATAATATTAGATTTGTTATACGCCTCATCAGGATATTTCTCTTTAGAAAGTATATGATGAAAGAATGTTGATAATGGCTCTGATCCTAGATACTCACCACTTACCTCCGAGTAGTGTTTACGCTCTTTCCAGATCTCTAAGAAGAAGTTTCTCATTGTTTCTATCTTAGTCTTCTGAACGAACATATCACGATTAGCTACAAGGAGTCCACCACGCTTAGGAGTGATGGGCTTACGCTTGATGTGACTCAAGCATAAACCCTTTCCCCATATACGATTCTCACAACCCTCTACACTACATGTCTTCACGATCTATCTCTCTTTGAATGTACCAGATAGCTTTCTTGAGGTCCTGCTTCCTATTGTCTTTTTTATCAGCTCTAAGGATATACTTTACAGCATTACCTAAAGAGAATCCAAGTTCATAGTCTTCAATGACATCTATCACCTCAAATTTATTACCTTGGTAATGATCAGGATGATTGACCATCTCTCTTTCTTGTATTTCTTTCATTATCTTATGTGCTCCATAGGGATCATATGGAGCCATCTGACCTATTTCATCCATCTCTAGTCGCTTTCTTCTAGCAATTTCTGCTTCATTAGCTTCACGTATTGCATTAGCCTTAATAACTAGTTCTTTAAGCTCCTGTTGATCCATGTCCTGATGTGTTTCTTTCTGTTTCTGATAATTCATCTACTTCTGTATACTGTACTAATGGTACAGGCATGATTACTAGCTGAGCAATACGATCACCCACTTTGTATATTTTATCAGGATCATGCGGTTTTCCTTTTAAGAAAGTTGCCATAATCTCTCCACGATATCCACTATCGATAACTCCTACACTGTTACTTAATACAAGATCATAGTTACGTATAGAAGAACGTGGGAACACAAGTCCCACCA